GATCGGTGGGTCCTAAGTACTTTATTTCGATAGCTTGCGACATAATTTATTGCTCCGTAGTGAGGCGGGTAAATCCCGCCGCCGTATGAGAGTATATAAGAGTATATGTTAAGAATCAAACAGGCATAAAAAAACCCCGCCGAAGCGGGGTCTAGTACTACGGATTGTTTACGCGTCGGGCTCGAGGTTGGGGCTGGTTAATTTGGCCGCTAGATTCCAAGCCATAAAAGCGCATGTATTAGCGACAACGGCCTCGTTGCCATGGAACAATGCGAGATAATCCTGTAATGCTTTCATATCGTCCGGTGTGGCAAATAATCCTACTGGTTCGATTTTCATTAGTTGACCTCCAGTTTTACAGTAATTTCGCCGCCCGACGCCATTTCTTGTATGACCTCGCGGACCTTCTCCGGTAAATTGTTGTGATCATCGCAATCATTTATTGCGTCAACAACCGCGGTATCGATATCATCGGCGTAATCAGAAATATCGAAATGGTCGGTAAAAACGTCGGACCAATCCACATAGTCGTCAATATCAAAGTTTTCCATCATATCGGCAAATAACTCATTAGGCGTCAGATGTTGGCCTATTTCGAAGGTATGCGCCATGTAATCGTCAATTTTAACTTTAACTAAAGCGTCGAGCTTTTCATTTAAAATACCCATTGTGGCGTCGGCCATACGGGTATTTAGGCTCTCGTGAAAAGTAACCGCGTTATTCAGGATACTTATTTCCAATTGATCATCTTCTGCGCGGCTCTCTAAGTTATCTAAGGCCATTTTATGACACTTATATGCTGTCAACTTGTCATTATTTGTTGCAGTAATGTGATCGCTCAACGCGGCAATTTCTACCTGCAACTCTAATTTGTCCATTTGATCCAATTCGGCGGCAGTAGAAAATTCATTCTCATTATAATTTTTCATGGTGTTACTCCGTAGTAAGCGCGGGACCATCCCGCTGTATGGGATTATATGAGAGTACAGTATTAAATGCAAATCACTCCCAACCGTCTAACCGTTTAATTGCATACAACGGGTCACTGGCTATGTCGGAAAGCGTGGTACTACTAATAACGCTATGCGTGGTATCGCCATTAGAATCTATAAATACGGCGTCAAATTGACCCACATTTTTGCGCCTTATTTCGACGATGGTCGGCTCGGGTAAGGTATTGTCTCGGTACTTATCTTGACTAAAATATGTCATGTTTAGCCTCCTATGGCTATAATTTTTGAATCAACGACAAAACCCGAAGTGTCTTTTTTTGCTTTGCCCTTCGCCAGTAGCCCTATAATAACGCCTCCCGCCTGAACGTTTATTATGTCCGACCGGTCGCCATCGATAACAGTCTGCCCTTCCCAAGCGGGCGGCAATTCATTACGGAATACGACTGCCATGGGAGTACCTCGCGGCCGTTTATCTACACTTTTTTGGTATTGGTCGCGACCGCTATAACTGAATATTAAATTATAGTTCGGCGGAGTCCTGCCAATGCGGTCAACTCGTTTGGTGTAGTCGTAAAAGTTTAACGCCGGAAACGCTTGCGGGATGCCATGATTCTCGTAATCAATATCGGAAATAGTATTTAACCGGACCCAACCCGTTACGTTTTGTTTTTCGCATAGTTTGTCAAAGTTGGTAAGCTCGGCCCGCAACTGGGAAAGAAAACCCTGACGGTCCGACAAATAAAAGTCAGTTTTGTTTTGTCGTGCAGTTGCCACGTTTTTAAACGCACCCCGCCCGCTCGACTTTAGACATGTTTCAAAGCATCCGGCCGCCTTACTGCCCGCGCATATTTTGCGGTCTGGCATTAATGACAGACTAGCGACGCGTATGTTTCCGCCGCGCTTAATTGTTTTTTTAATTTTAAAGTTACTGCCCGTCGTGTTAAGTAATTTCATCTTAATTGACTCCGTAGTTGTATAAGATATATCGCATACTACCTAACAATAAAAAGCCCGTCAACTATAACGGGCTTGCAAGCGTATCCGGTTACATGCCCGGCCTCTCTTAATTAGTCAACCGGATCGGGTAACTGCGATTTAATCAAACGTAAGTCCCGCCTTCGGGCCTCAAAAACTTTTACACTGTCGGGGCAATGCAGTTCGTCGTCGATCAAATCGTCGTGATGTTCTATAGCATGATCAATTGCAACCTCTAGAGTATTTTTACTTGAAAGGGGTAGCGTGAGTGTAAAAGTTATTTCGGATGGCTCGGACGACTCTAATACGGCTAGTCGTCGCTCTACCCGTTCCACATCGCAAAAAGACCAATGACTATCTTGTTCTAATTTGTCGATTTTATGCCCTTGCGTAATAATTGACGCCGCTAGTCGCTCGAGCTTAGAAATTCTATTGGCATCTCTCATTGCTATTATCTCGTTTTCGTGCGCTCGTTCTTTTAGAGCATCAGTGCGCTCTACACTTAGATCAAACCTCTCACTTAGATCCAAATAGTATTGTCTTGATCTATCTAGGTATTTCTTTATCGCTACATCTATGGTTTCCGTTAGTTCGTTCATTTTATTAATCCGTAGTTAATATGGGTGAAGTCGCATACTACTGCACATAAAAAAGCCCGTCAACTAAACGGGCTATTTATTTTAAGCAGGCTACCTTCGCTTTCGCTTTCGCGGTGCTTTCTTTTTTGGTGGCGGGGCCTTATTAATTTCGTCAACCGCCTCCGAACCGTATAACAATCGCGCTATTAAATTAAGCAAAAACATTATTTAACCGCCTTGAGGCCCGACCGAGGTTTAGCCTTTGCCTTTGCTTTTGTTTTTGTTTTTGGTTTACGAGGGGGTGCAACATTGACCGTAGGCTCAATAGGTTCTTCCGGCGGTGATATATAAGGTTTGTTTAGAAAGTCGCGCAACATTTCAAATAGTTTAAGCATTGGATACTCCGTAAGTAAGTTATTAGATATACGATAGTATGCGATTAAAGTGGACAAATCAAGCTAAACACGTCGTGCCAGTTGAAGGGTTGTACTTGAATCATTGCCGGTTCAGTTTTAAGACCGTCAAGTTTAACGTCGATAGCCTGATCGGCGCGGTATATGTGCAGTTCTGATTTCTCTAAATTGTTCTTTTGTTTCTTTACCAGTATCCAACTACTACTACCGCCGTGCTTTGTAAGCCAACTAACTTGGTGGGGTCTGAGGCTAACGGCATTGCCCGTAATAAACTTCAACTCCACCATATGGAACAGGCCCGCTTCGTCGCAGATCAAAAGGTCGGGTACCCCCGGGACTGCGGTGGACTCAATCCTAGTGAATATGAGTCGCCTCAACTTCGATGTCTTCGCCGCCGTCTTCATCTGTAGATAGAATGCGGCCTCGCGCTTTGTCGCGGTTGTCGGCATTGTCTGCGGATTCGGGGGTGATGTCGATTGTGACTGGCGCATATTGATCCTTCAATTCATTGAGGGCTTTTTCAACTTCTTCTTTGCTCATGCTGTCGATACTACCGTGGCGTATTTCAGACTTGCTTACATAGATATCGCCGTGCGCTTGACCGCGACGATACTCGGCCTGTACCGCCGCAGAGTACGCGCCGTTCTTTATGGCTAGGTCTCGAATACCCTGTAAGTCTCTCAGGTGGCGTTGAAAGGTTACGCCGAATTTCTCGTCGAGTTCATTGCGATAGCTTTTAATGGCATTGACGACATGGGGGGATATATGGGGGTTGGTAAGTTCGTAAGCCCGTGTATGAGCAGATCCGGCAGGGTAACCGGCATTGATGGCGGCCTCGCGCAAAGTTATCTGACCGTCTTTGCTTACAAGTTCTTTAACAAACAATTCCTGCCGTCTTGTAAGTACCGATTGTTTACTCGATTTAGGTCGGCCAACTCTTTTCTTTTCAACAACAGGGGCTGACTTGGGTAGTGCTTTCTTCGCCATACTATTCTCCAGTTAATGCAAGATAGTTTACTGAAAACCCGCCGTATGTATATACCCAAGTATTATTCTTTTCTTTTTCTTTTTAATTTTGAGAGGGCTTAACGCAGAATCGTTTATATTGTCTAAAGTTACATATTTATTTGAAGACGTGTAACCATTTATGTCACCGCTACAACCCTCTTGTTTGCTGACATCTGCCTCCAAGTTACACCGGTTACACCGGTTACACCTATATTTTACCTTTTTTATTTTTTTATAATTTTGACTCTATATAGGTAACGGCGTAACAACGTAACCATTTAACGCAAAAAGGGCCCTAAAAAGGAGCCCTGAGCCGCGGTTCGTGATCTAAACGAGGTATCCCCCGACAGGTAGACCGTGGGTTAAGGTTAGCTCCAGATTGCATAGAGGAGGATAAACAGGGTAGATGATGCGGATGCCGTGAATAGTATGCCGCCGATTGTATCTTTTTTGTAGTATGCCGCGGCGAACATTGCGAGCGAGTTAAAGAGCGTGAAGGTAAAATAGAGTTGGTAGATCATGCGTTTGTTCTCCTTATTCGTGTGGCGCGATAAGTGGACCGAGCCCGGTGTTGAGGGTGGGTTTGTCGTCGATGTCTTCTTCTTCTTCGGGGTAGGGTGCGTAGACGCCTTCGCCTTCAAAGTAGTCACTGGCATCGGCGTAGGGATCGTCGGTGATACTGCACGGCATGCGTCCCATTATGCCGTACCACTTAGATACACGGTCAGGTCGTCCATCTCAGTCCACTCTACGGTATGGCTAGTAACAGTCTGTTTGTCCCAGTCTTTTTGTTTGTGCCCGTCCGGATCTTTAACGAAACGACCATTTTTGTGTTTTTTCCACGGGTATTCGTATGTCGAGTAGGTGAAGGTAGGCCATTCGAGGGGATCATTTAAATCGGCGCTTATTCCGTACTCTCTTTCCATGTAAGCTCCGAGGGCCATCATTACTTCATACTGGTCTAACGTGATTTTTACGGACATTTTAAGTTTCCTCAAGTGGATTAAATAAAGCATTAAAATCTTCGGGCAACATGCCTGAGATCAAGAATTCCCGTTCGTCAGGGTTTAGGTTGGGCATGGCATCTTGTATGAGCATGCCGTTTTTCCAGTCATTAAGTTGTTTCTCCGTCACATCCAGTGCCATCTGGTTGCGCTTGCCGTTAGGTCCTACAGCGTTGATCATCATGCGTCGTCACCTTCCGGCGGCTCAATTGCAGGGCATTCTTTTTGCAAACGAAGCCAATCGTTTTTTGACGGCGTGGACACTTTAACGCCGTGATCTGGACAGGCAAATACTTTCCACACCAGTTGCCTGCCTTCTTCTGTTTGCATAAGGTCTATATTCCTAAAATCTAAGTCCTGCTCTATGTCCGTTAACTTGTCTTTTACTGCGTTCTCGGCGGCTCGCATGCAACAATACAGGGCCTTAAAAGAACTGTTCTGGTACTCGCCGCGATAGACCTCAACTTCATCTATGCGGACAATGGGTAAAAAAGTATCCTTGTCGTCTTCATCGGCGTGGCGCAGTATAAGGTCTATCATTTCACAAACTCCTTCGTCAGTTTAATTTGAGTTACGGCTTTATCAATTGCTACTAAGTTCTTGAATCGGATCTCATGTTTGTCATTTACAAAGCCCGAGATGGTGTTACGGGCAAGCCCGGATAGTTCCGCGACACGGTCACGGTTTCGGTTCTGGATAATAAATACTCGAAGTTTAAACACAATGTTTTCGAGGTCTGATAAGTGCTTCAAATTCTATCTCCGTAGATATGTGAAGCGCCAGTATGAATATGGTATGGGAGTTTGTCAACCCAGAGGGGGATAAAGATGCGGTGGTGAGGTAAATTGTCCGGAATGAATACTAACTATGGGGGCCGGAGCTTCATCTACCCTATTTTATAAACTCCTCGGAGAGAAGCAGGAACCCCCGACGCCACCGCTCGCCGGGTTTTTTATTCCCCCTTGTTTTATGCCGCGCATTCCACGCGGCTTGTTTGTCGCAGACTATCAATCCTGCACCGTATACAAATACACAAAAAACACTTAAAAACAAAATAGACATAATGATTTCCATCACAACACCCTCTTTTAGTTAATCCGCCGCTCGTTAGAGGCGTCGTAATCCTTTGCCCACTGTTCTGAAACCTCATTAATTGCGTAATCGTAGATGCTTTCCTCGGGCTCTTGATTGTACTCGTGAACATACGCGAAACTCGCGACCCTTACCCACTTGCCTTCTTTCTTGACGCTTGGCTTAACTAAGATTATTTCCCCCTCGTCGCAAGCCTCTACGTTGTCTTTGATATTTTTGTAAGTAGAGTGGACGCCGTCAAACTCACCTTCGCCGTATACGGCCGCAGAGTAACCCCGTTTTAAACCCCACTTTATTAAATGTAAATGTGCTTTTTGCATCATAAGCCCTCTTTTAATGTAACTTTTTTGCGCTATCAACCTTTTCACCGGTGTGCGAGGCGTGTAGGTCGTTAACGATGTGCGTGAGCCGCAGTGTGCGAGACCAGTCGATATCGTATTGCACCAATATAAAATGGATAACGTCCACAATGAGCGCATCCGTCATATTAGGCGGCAACATTTTGTGCATTTCACTGAGAATGTTATCCCACTCTTCCGAATTAATATCCATAACTAGCCCTTGCGTACCCGGGACCAAGCGTCGTGCAGACGCTTGGACTGGATTTCGTTATACCGACTGAACGTATCCGCATTCAGTTCCTCAATGCGCTCCGACACTAGGGTCTCGATAACTTCTATAGCTTTACTCCAAGTCATCCCGTCTTTGCTAATGTTTAGCAAAAGATTAGTCGCTAGATCGTACTCATTGCGCCTTTTTTTCAAAGGCATTACTGTCCACCTTGGCTTTCCGGCTTCCAGTTGTCAACCTCGGCATACCATTTTCCCGATTTACCCTCACATATCTGGATATTAATCCAATCGCCAGACTGCTCGCCTAGCCAACGTATGAGGTCTTCGCGCTTGATAGATCCGTTACACTTAATCCACTCGGGCGCGTTAGGGCTCGCTTTTTTAATCATTAAACCATCAACAAATTGTTTATCCTGCATGTTCGTACTCCGTAAAAGTAAAATTGAAGTCCAACTGTATACGACAATATGGGAGTTGGCAAGTAAAACAAAAAAAACCCCCGCAACTAGTCAATTGCGAGGGTTTTTCGTACCACCAAGTGCCTACGGAGCACAAAGTAAGTATACGCGACAATATGGGAGCATTACAACTATTGTTTGGCAGTAGAACTATTTTTTAAATCTTCCTGCTCTTTGTATGCGCTAAACATTACACGCAGTTGTCCACTGATGGTACGGCCTTCTTTCTTAGAACGTAACTTAATTTCTTCGTACACTTCCTTTGGAACTAACACGCTTTTCCACTTATCTGTATCCATTTTCCACTCTCATTATATTAGTTGTCGCGATTGTCTGAGACTATATAGGATTATATATAATAAGGCAACAAAAACCCCGCCGAGACGGGGTAAACCTAATGGGAAGAGTTACTGCTTAGGTTTTTTTTCGCAAAGTGGTTTGATCAGGGGCTTTCGCAACCAACTGTCATTAAATTGTTGCAACAACCGGACACGATGTTTAATTTTGTCATCGCGTTTTCTAACAGGTATGTTTGTACTCATATTATTCAGCCTCTCCCCAAGACGCTCCTATCTCAACGTCACATTTGCTTGGAATCTCCAACGGAACTGCCCCGACCATAATTTTTGCGATCTCTTCGGCCTCTTCGCGGTCCTTAACAGACATTGCGAGCTCGTCGTGTACCTGAATCATGGGCAGTCGGCCCGACTTGTAGATATCTACCATTGCTTTCTTGGTCATGTCCGCGGCTGACGCTTGAATTAACCGATTCAAAGCTTTATAGGTGTATGCTCGCTTCAACCGGGTGGTCTCTCCGTACTCTTTTATAGCATCGCGGTATGGCAGAGCCTTATTCATAGCAAATGTATCGGGTTCCCACAAGTCAAACCGGCATTTCCTGCCCAGAATCGACCTAATTGAGCCCGCACTTGACTTATCATTGAGTCGATTAGTAACACCTTGCATCAAACCTTTAACAAACGGCACCCGGGAGTGGTATTGCTTGACTAGTTGCTTGGCCTCGCTTACCTCGATATCCATCTGCTCTGACAGTTTGTTCACACCCATGCCGTACATCATTCCCAGATTGATGGTCTTAGCCTGCTTACGCGAGATGTTAGCCATTTCCGCGACCATTGTATGAAAGTCCATGTCTGGGTTATTATTGTACCCGTCCACAAACTCTTGGCAGGCGTCCAATTCTACTCCCCTCATCTTTCCATAAACGTGCGCGTAATGTACCAAGATGCGCGGTTCCTGTTGCGAGAAATCTATTGCCGCCCACTGCTCACCTTCTTCTGGTAAAAACAACGAACGGATCATGGGACCAATCACTGGGTCGCGGGCCGGGATCTGTTGCAGATTTGGGTTGGACATAGATATGCGGCCCGATACTGTACCGCCGTCGTCTGATCTTATCTGGTTGATGTGGCTATGAATGCGGCCATCATTGCGACAGTGCTTCATGATGGTATTGATGAAAGTGCCCGAAGTCTTATTCAGGTTCCGCGCCTCGAGGACGAGTTGGGCGAGTGGATGCTTATGCTCTTGCAAGAAAAGCTTCGTGAAGGACGGTGCGCCTTTTTCGGTCTTTGGGTAGTGGACCCCGACCTTATCGAACGCTTTGGCGAGGGATTGAGCGGCCCAGATTTCAACATTGGCCCCGGCCATATCTTTGATTTGTTTGATGACGCCCTTTTCCCGCTTGAGGATTTGGTCCCGGGTGCGTTCAAGCCGGTTGGCGTCGATACGGACCCCCCGCATAGTCATATCTACGAGGCATGGGAGCAGGTCAAGTTCGAGATTAGCAATCGGCCAGAGGTCTTCCTTGCCCAACAAAACCGAAAAGCAGGACCACAACTCCAGAGTAAGTTCAGCATCGACTTGAGCGTAGGGTCCTACATGCATGGCAGGCATTTTCCACATCTCTGCCTTCGGATCAATTCCAAATTGACGGGCGGCCTCGACTAACGCTTTCTCAGACTTTGTTTTGTTTAGGTAATCATAGGCCAGAGAGTTTAACGTGTAGCTAAACCGGTTCTCATCTAGCAGTGAGGCGATCAGCATAGTATCGATGATACGGCCATTGACTGTAAACCCCATGCGTTTAATCCAACCCAGATCGTACTGGGCGTTGTGCATGATCTTCTCTGCGGGGCACTCAAACACTTTCTTTAGCCACTTGTTGACGATTCGTTCATCTAGGTTGCCACCGCCTTGGTGACGGATAGGTATGTACCCGGACCAGTTTTCTACTGCAATCGCGTAACCAACCACTTCGCCGTCCCCGGTGGACCATCCCGGTCCGTTTGTCTTCAAGTTCGGGTCGCGGGTCTCGACATCTATTGCGATTCGCACGGCACCTGTTAGGTCGGGTAGTTCCGTAGGGGGTATCCACTCTGTCTTGGGGGTGAACATTGCCATCTGTAAACTCATTCTTTAGTCCTTGGGTCGTCGTTCATTGAGTATCGCAAGTACCAAACGGCTTTCCGTTTATCTTGCTTGGATTCATCGTTCTTTTTGTTCATACGCCAGACATACTTAAAAGATGCAATCTCGGCATAGATGTTCACATTGTCCCTACCGAATGCGGCAACCATGGCGTCGATGCACTCGATCTCACTGTCGGCGTAATGACTAGGCTGTGAAACCATGTCTGGAGTTTCGTCTATTGGTTCCAAATTAAAATCTTTTTCCCAATCAACCGTTGGCAACTTCGATTTGCTGCCCTCACTTTTCGCTAGGGTTTCTGACCAATGCTCTGTCATATCAAGTCCTCTTCTTGTTGCAGGTCTTCTAGACTTGCCTTTGAATAAAACGCCGGGGTCTCTTCCCCAACCCATGATCCCAGTATATTGAACTCGAAGTATTCAACGGCCTCGTCGTAAGTCATACCGTCGTTATAAACTAAAATCTCCAACACCTTATCAGTGTCATACAATATTACTGCGTCCTGTCCGCATCTTTGGACGATGCCCATAATTGCGGCGTTGTAACCATCTGCTTTCAACATAACATTCTCCTATTAAAGGTCGTAACTTTTACTAACGTCTTCAGGCTCCACAATGAACAAACTATGCTTAGTTCGCGTCACCCCCACATAAAACACCCGGTGCATGTCATCGGGGTTATCGGCCATCTCTTTGTCGGCCGCAGGGGATAGGTCCGTGAACAACACAACATTGTCCGCCTCGCCACCCTTTGAGCCGTGTATCGTGGACACTGTGATGCGGGGCTCGCCATTGAACTTCTCACCTCTGCGCAACATTGCAATGATGTAGGCTCTGTCCTTCTCAGGCAGTTTATCCAGTGCCTCGTGCCAGATAAGGTCGGCACCGACCAACAGACCATGCTTACTTTGCAGTTCAGCAAGGGTCGCAAACTCTTGATCATCTAGCGCGGGTATCTTTTTGAAGCCTCGGGTAACGTGTAGCTTGATTGACATGAACCCATATATCTTACGGGCGACCTCACCGCTGACCTCACCACCCTTGCGCAGGTGTTCCCAACCGTTTACCGCAACACTTATGCGCTCCGAGATGGACCTGTGGCCGCGATAAGTGAAAAGGTATCCATTGGCACGTAAGTCCTCCGCTACGGGCTGTAACAGGTACCCTGCTTGCGCTAATACCAACCAAGACCCGTCAGCCATATCAACTGACGCTATGGTCGAGATGCGGGACACCACACCCTCTTCAGTGCGAGGTTCATACTTTTTCGGGAACCTACGGTGTATGCGCTTTACTACGCCTTCCGCAATGTGATGCACGGAGCGTGGTACGCGATACGATTGAGACAGGGTCTCGGAGCCTCCGGGCAAGTTAATAAACTGGTCAACGTCGGCACCCGCCCATCGGTAGATAGCTTGATCATCGTCACCTGCGCAGTACATCTTCTCTGATTTGGTGTCTAGCATGTGGGCAATGTCCCACTGTAGCGGAGACAAATCTTGAGCCTCATCTAGAAAGGTCAGCTTAAAGTTTGGGCAACACCGTTCTCCCTGCTCTGCAAAGACGGACAGCATGTCGGTAAAGTCATAGAGCCCGAAGCGTTCCTTATATTCACGTAGAGATTTATCCACGTAGTTTACGAGGTTCCACGACTCTTCTAACCGGCTAATATTGTATTGGTCCCGCAAAGGAACCTTACGCAACCGCGCTAGGTTAATGACACCAAGCACGGGATCGCTTGATTTAGTAACACTGGGTAGGTCGTCATCAAAGTTAGACACCTTGGAGCCATTGAGACTGACGCCGGTAACCTTAGACAACTCGCGGTAGTTCTCATCTTGCATGACTTGATCGCCACGAATGTCGGACATTGTCAGGGCCAAACTGTGAAGTGTACGAAAGTTGCACAGGTCATGCTTAGGGTCTAGGTTAAACCTTTCCGCCGCACGTTCCTTGGCTTCTGTCGCCGCCTTCTTAGTAAAGGCTAGAAAAGCAATATCCATAGGCTGTGTGCCCGACTCCAACGCTTTATCTACCATGTTCAGCAAGGTCGTGGTCTTACCTGTCCCGGGAGGACCAAATATTCTAAACATCGTTTTTAATCTTTTTCACTATCTGACGAATGCGCTCTCGTGTCACACCGTAGCGCAATCCGATGGCGGCGAGAGTCATCTTCTCTACGATCCGCAACCTGTAAATTTCAGCATTTCTTTCTTTAAAGCATGTCATTAGAACGGAACCTCATTTTGTCCACCAAAGCTTGGTGTAGTGATGTCTATATCGGCTGAAGCAAATGCCGGTACAGCCCAAACTCGAACTGCCCTGCCTTTAATCTTTAATACAGTACTCTCTCCGTTTATGTCGCGTAGCCGTTGAGCGATCTTATGGCTCTTGTAAGCAAACCATTTGTTCTTAGCTAAGAAGTTCTCAAAATCACGGAGTCGAAAGAAAGTAACATTGGTATCTTCATCGGTCCAAGGGCGGCGAAGCAGTATCTCTTCCTTGTCCTGTGCCTGCTGTAGAAACCTACAGAACTCTTCCAGATAGTCGTAGAACTGTCCGGCGGTACTAGCATCTACTGCAACCTCTATGATAGCCGACTCGTTCTCTTTCATGTCCGTGAGAAGCGTACTGATGCGACTCTCCCACGTCTGTTTCTGTACGGACCTTGGCATGAAGTTTAACTGCTCCATACACGCCTTTTGGAATACAGGCTGACTCATGAGCCCTTCCGTATCTAACTCCAAAGGCTCACCGTTAACGTCCATAAACCAGACTGGTGGGGTAGAGTCATACTTTCGCAGGTTAGCAATAGACGCGCCTTGTATCGCCGCTCCGACACCAAACTTGCGAGTACGGCATAACTCTTTGTTGCAGTATGAATTGATGGGTGCGTCATTACACTTGTAAGCATATTCTTTGCGGTGCAACTGCTTGGCGACTAGATTGACTTCATTCAAGGGTAGGGGCGGCACCAGATATTGCATGTTGTAGCTAAGTAGCTCGTCCTCCCAAGAATCCGGGTAAGCTTTACGCAGATAGACGCCGATGTTAAACAGGCCGTTGTTGCGTCCGCCTTCCGATATCTTGTTACCGCAGAGTATCTGTAAGCACGGTGGGCCGTCTGCCATGAGAGAAGTCTTTCCTTTCTCTGCCATGACTTGCAGGGCCTGCACCTGTTCCAGTGTCTGCGCATACTTCTCATGTAGCTCAAAAAACTCTTCAATGGTTCCGGAGGTGCCATCATCTCTAATTGCGTAGCGCAATCCTTCTTCGGCATTAAAGTAAGGCAGGTTTAGAAAGTTCCCTACGTCACCCCGGTCGAGGTGCAGTTTTATTTGCTTAGGGAATATCTCACTCTCGCCGTATCCCAGTGCCGCGCTCATGCACTGTAACGCTTTTTGCATGTCTTTGGCTTCGATCCAGTCGTTTGTAAACAGGAAGCAGTGCGCTCCACCGGACTTAGACCGACACACTACCAATGGCAGGTTCAGCTTTCGTATTTTCTCTATCAGTAGCTTGTGGTCTAACGGGTACTGATCTACATCTATGCAACCCCACTTGGAGTTGTTGTCTTCGTTAATTGGGATGATTCCGATCCCGTTCTTTCCTTTTAGGTGGTTCTCCCAAAGGAGCATGGTTCGGGGTTCGCGCACTAATCGTGCTTTACCCTTTGTCTTACCGTTCGGGCCGGTATTCTCTATCTTGAAGGTTCCGTAAGCTTCTTGCAGTCCATCAAAGATGGTCATGAACTTCTCTATAACAATCATTATTATGCCTTCATGTCCTGAAATGGTAAAAAAGGGCGACATTGGCCGCCCCTCATCTTACTAACCGTTCTTAAAATACAGAACGGTCTCCGGTGTTCGCATTGTCTTCGCCATGCTTGACGACTACATCACCGGCAGTGATGCTTTCAGCGAATTCTTTACAACGGATGTAAGTACCTTTCTCGGACACAGGGCTCACGCGGGTCATTTCCCAACCGTGCCAACTACCTTTGCTGTTTTCTTCCTTATTGGTTTTAAGGAGGTAAATGTGACTAAAACGTGGTGGAGTAAAGGGACCATTCTTCCCTTGCATCTGTACTGACTGCATCATTGAGTTCCACTTACGTGACTTTTTAAGCTGAGTAGATTTCATAGCAATCAACGCCGTTTCGGCAGAGCCGTCTTCGTTAAGAACTACGACAAAGTGCTGATGAGTTTCTTCGATGTAATCACCGCTTCCACCTACAACGTACTCTTTGTTATCGTCCGGAGACCGCTCAGTCTTTGGACGTTCCTGCGTGGGCTCATATATAGCAATTGGAGCCGAGCTACCTTCACCGCGTGGTGACCACTGGATAAAGCGGCGCTGATATGCACAAGGGATAACCTTGATGCCTTCTCCGCCCTTATACAATGCGTTTGTAACGGTGTTAAGTATGTCACCCTTACGAGCATCGGTCATCTCGTCTAAGACCGGGTCATTGCCTGACAATACTTTGAGGAAAGGTAGTGCTAAATCCTCAACACCCATGTTGTCCATACCTATACCGGCGTCCTCTTCAAACAATGAGCTTACGTCGATAGATACTTCTGTGCTTTTGGCTTGCGCCACTGCTTTTGCTTCTGCCATTACATTTTACCCTTTTTAATAGTAGCTCTTTGCCCAACCCATGCCCCAAATAATTCCATTGGGAACTCTTCACCTGCTTCAACACGTTCTTTTACAAATGCCCGCAAGGTCTGCGGATGCACCTCAGTCTTCTGCTCGGCATAAAAGCCTTCCTGCTCTGCAAAAGATGCGAATGCACTAGCTTTGTCGTCTTCACCACGACCAAACTGACATGCGACAGTGTTCTTTATGATGTCGTCGTAACCCCGGTCACGTAGCCATTCAAAGGCTTGTGGTCGGTTATCGACGAGGATTGATGCCCCGTAAGTGGATTTCACTATGATTTCTGAACCATCATCTAGTGAAAATTTAGAAATGCCTATCTCTGCAAGCATTGCAGGCATCTCTTCATCCGTGAGTTTGAGAAGTTCTTTCTTATGCGCCTTGAGTTCTTCTTCAAGATGCGAGATAGTAGCCTCCTTCCCACGGATAGCTCGAGCCAGTCCGGCCACAGAATTGAGGCCCTCCTGATCAAGTTTCTCTACAGATGTCGCAAGATCGTTTTCAAAATCTTCCTCCATCATATGTAACACATCGCTCATCGCGTTTACTCCTTCGTTATTAAAGACACCGGTTGGGTCTTGACAAAGCTCTATATTATCTTATACTCGTAAACTGTCAAGAGGAATTTAACTAAATGATTAAAATAAACGACTTCAAGTTTAAAACCGAACCTTTTACCCATCAGATGCAGGCCCTGTCTGATTCGTGGGACAAGGACTACTATGCTCTTCTCATGGAAATGGGTACGGGAAAGACAAAGGTAGCATTGGATACGATATCCATGCTTTACGAGGATAACAAAATAAACGCCTGCTTAGTTGTGGCCCCTAAAGGGGTGTACGACAACTGGATTCGGGGTGAAATACCTACGCATGTGCCAGATAGGATAGAGCGTACTGTTCTGCGGTGGATACCTAGTACGTCAAAGAAGTATCAAGCTGAACTGGAGGACTTTACAAATAACTCCGATGGAAGTCTCAAGATATTTGTTATGAATACAGAGGCTTTCTCTACACCGAGGGCCGCGAACATTGCCTATCAGTTCTTGAGGAAAAACCCGGATAACATGGTTATCGTAGACGAATCTACGACTATTAAGAACCGTAAAGCCGCTCGCACAAAAAACATTATTGGGATGAACAAGATAAGCAAGTATCGCCGCATCCTCACTGGAAGTCCTATCACAAAGTCCCCGATGGATCTGTTTAGCCAGTGCTTGTTTCTCAACGCGAAGGCTCTGGAGTTCAATAGCTTCTTTGCCTTTCAAAGCCGGTACTCTATCGTGCAACGCCGGGTTATGGGTCAGCGCAGTTTTCAAGAGATTACGGGATACCGCCGTTTAGACGAGCTAAATGTTAAGTTAGATAAGTTTAGCAACAGGGTACTAAAGGTAGACTGCTTAGATTTACCGGCAAAGCTTTACATCCGCAGAGACGTGCAGTTGACGCCGGAACAAATCCGAGTGTACAACCAGATGCAAAAGTTAGCACTAGCCAAACTGGAAAGCGGCGAGTTGGCAACGACGGCAAGCGTCTTAACGCAGATCATGCGTTTGCAACAAATCTGTTGCGGGTTCTTACAACCGGATGACGGGGAAATAGAGTTGCTTCCAAGTAGACGCTTGGACGAGTTGCTTGAAATAACCGATGAATTGCAGGGTAAGGCCATTATCTGGGCGTCCTATACCCATGATATCAAGCAGATCGCAAAGGCGTTAGGCGAGCGTTTTGGGCCTAATTCGGTTGCCACCTATTACGGTGCCACGGAACAAGATGAAAGGCAGAACATCGTAGAAGAGTTTCAAAAACCTGATTCGGAGCTAAGGTTCTTTATCGGACAGCCTAAAACTGGCGGATACGGCATCACTTTGACGGCCGCCAACACCGTTGTATACTTTAGCAACAGCTATGACTTGGAAATTAGACTACAGTCCGAGGACCGTGCGCACCGAATAGGGCAGAAAAAGGCGGTAACCTATATCGACCTAGTGTCTCCCGGGACTATTGACGAAAAGATCTTAGGCGCGTTACGCGGGAAAATAGATTTAGCCGGGCAGGTGCTTGGTGAAAACACTAAGGACTGGTTAACCTAAATAATGTCTCTTTTCCCTGCTTTAAATACTTCGAGAAACTTCAAGGCTTCTTCTTGAGACATTGGCTTCATGTCTTTGTGCAGTTTCTTGTCGTATTCTCGTAGTTCCGGATGTGTATCTGCCGTAGGCCATGTCACACCCGAGCTTACCGCTTTTTCGGTAGCCTCTTCCGTTGAAATAACCTCACCATCCCAAACTGTAGGTATAAGAGTAGGTTTCCCGTTAATATCAACTTGCGCGGTAAAAACCGTGGAAACAGAGCCGTCTTCATTATTAACGGCTTTATTTTCCGCGAGGTTGTTGTAATGATGCTCTAGGATAGGGTCCATTTAACGCACTTCTTCTAAGCTTTTTTAGTTTTCTTTAGCGTCTTCTCTAATGTTTTTGCTTGATTAGCGTGTAATCGAGAGGCGTTCTTCAGTTCTTTTATCATTTTTTTAGTTTGATCTTTACTGAGGTCTGTCATATTAAACTCCGGCATTATAAATTAGGTTAAAAATTTTGAATATAGTACCGGCCATTGCCAGAATTAAAATGCTTTGTATGGTACCCCAAAAAAAAGCTTTGCGCCTGCGGGCTTGTGCGAAAACTGTCTTCTCGCGTTGGTTTTTAATTTTCCGACGCAGATCGACTAACTCTTTGTACCCGTCGATCCCGTAAGTATACATTAGAAGCTCGCGCAACTGCTTTTCTTGCGCAGCGGCTTTCTTTCTCGCGCCATAAATCTGCATCGCTTCTTGCTCTACGGACGCGCCCATCACAATTTTCTTGAACAGTGGCGGGTTTTCAGCTTGTTTCTCAGCCTCGGACAGGTCGGCGATAGCACCGTACCATTTGCCCAGTTGGCCCATGGTATTTTCAATGCCCTGTCCACTAGCGACTAGTTTTTGGACAGCATTAAACGCCGCCGTGGCCGCAGCTATGGCTGAGAGTGGATCTATCATCTGTAAATCGTCACTTTTTCAGGATTGACGTATTTTGGGACACAGTACGCAAACACGGGCGTAACGTATTTACGGCGTGTTCCCTGTATTGTTAACTCCGTAGCAAAATACCTGCACCGTTGCACAGATTCCCAATAGCTAGTGTTATTGGGGTCTACGACCCCTTTTACCGATACGATCAGCGCAAATACAAGCTGTAAACCCATGACATCACCCCATTAAACTACCTATACCCTGTTGCCTAATTAAACCCGACGCCATGTCGTTAGGAAACATTGCGGCATATTGGTTCCGGTCCACGGGCCCGGTGGGCCGGGCCGTGGGCGGAGCAACGGGAACCGCGGCTCTCGGGGGAGTCGAAAGCCGTGGTTCCTGAAGTTGGGCAACTGGTTGTCTAATCGGACGCTTAGTTGTTATGGGATTAGGGTCGTCCACACCTACCGGCGTCTGTCCCGCTCCCTCTAAGATTTCAAAACCTTCCCCCAAGGCTTTGGGAACAACATTAAGAACCCCTGCGGGTACCGACAATGTGGCTTTTTCATCAGCATTAATATCCCTGTTTATAACAGGAAGACGACGGTTAATAGGCGCTGAAAGTATTTCGTACATATCAATAAGTCTTTTTTGCAAAACTTCTTCGGTACCCGCTTTTTTCAAGGATAGCGCCAGTAATTTAGGGTTTTCCATGATCTTAGTCATAGTCGCAATAACGTGGGACTCGGGCCCTGTCGCAAAAAGATTGACGGCCATTTGTGAACCAAGACTGTTAACCGTAAAGGACGCCGCCATTGTATCGCCCATATCGAGGCCTAATTTTTCCAACTGCCTTTTGATAAACTTAAAAGCCATACTTGCGCTTACCGCTCCCGTTACCCGCGCTGCCCCCAGTTTGGCAATGCTTAGGTCTTTAAACAATATTGGCGACGTGCTGTTTGTTTGAAAATAAGTATCTACTTCGTTTATTTGAGCAACATAATCCTTTAAGTTTTCTACATATAAATCGGCTTCGGACTTGCCTGTTTTAGCGTCGGGAGTCTTGTCTCCTAACAAACCGTTATTCTTCATAAAGTCAATTAGCTTGAAATTCTTTGAAGCGTCAGTGTTGTCCATGGGATCAAATAATTTAGAATAAAATGTTTTTGCATTAAAACCCGTTCCGGCACCCCCGGCGGACTGTACGGCATAAGATAATATGGCGCTACGAAATCCTTCTAAAGCCTCTTTTTCGGTGTATGTAATAAAGGTTTGGTTACCCTTAGAGTCTAAAATGGGTAAGTTGTCGGCCCCCTTTGCAAGGACTTTGATATCGCCTTGCTTTACGATACCGTTGACTATAGATTTCAACAGCAGGGGGGAATTTCCATTTTTATCCGAAACAATGCTTGAAACAACTCCGCCGTTGTTTGAAGAAGCGTTGGCAAATTTTTCAAAAGCTATGTTTTCCGGAGTTTTCCGTAACGCAATATTACCTTGCTGCTCTGAGCGTAACAACACCATAGCCCTATCCACAGTTGCTAAATCTGTTTTAATGTCCGGGAAAAAAGAAAGTAACTGTTGGCCCTCGGTACTGCTGTTAAACTTATGCAACGCGTCAGCGTTTATTGTGTACCGTTGTTCACCCGTAACCGGGTCTATCTCTCCTTCCTTAGAAAATCGGCGCAAACTGTTTCGGATTACGGATTCTACCGCCTCATTAACTGATTTCTCCACACCTCCCGCATTAAACGGTTGTGTCACTACTTCTCCACTCCGGTTGACATACGTCGTAGATTCTATGCCCTTAAATTTTTCGCTCGCAAACTCCGGAAACGCCGGGTCATTAGTAACTTTTTTTACAGTGTTGTCATCAAATTGTTGGGCAACCCGTAGTATTTGTTGAACTCTTTTTGCCGAAACGGGAGAACCACCTTCTCTAAACATTTTTAACAAATTTTCGGGGTCGAATCTAGTCGAACCATCCGACCCGGTGTTGTCAAGCTTACCAACAATTGTTCTAGTCCACACGTTGTTAACTGCTCGCGAGTAACTTGTAGCATCCGTATAGTCTTTTACAATTTGTTGAGCTTCCTTAGTCAAAACACCACCTTCCGCATCGACGGTAGGCAAAGTTCTAGCTATATTCCTAACATCTAAGTCTTGCTCTATGGCTTTTATGAGAAAACCCACATTCATCCCTTGTTGATAATTGGGGTTTGACCCATTCGTTAAGCTGCGTTGTTTGTCTTTAAGGTTCGAGAGAATCTCCCTAGCTTTCCTTAAATCATACGGGTTTACCGCGATCTCCACGGGAGGTTGTTCCGCTGCAAATTTTTTCCTAAGTAACAATTGTTCCGCATTTGTTTGAGAAACTTCTTTTTCCCGGCGAGCCGTCGTTGCGATTAATGTAGCTTGCTCGTCGAAAGCCTTGGCTAAAGTTAAGGTTGAAGTATTACGCGCAACACCGCCTTCTTCAAGAACCGCATCGTTTCTTGCCGCGTTCGCCAGTTCTCGAAACTTTTTAATTTGAACTTCAGGGGGTGCTCCGGCTTCCTCCAAAAGTATAAGCTGCCGGATAGGTTGATTTTCATAGCCTGTACCGGCTAACTGGTCTAGTAGCTTCTCCAATCTTTTTTGAGACGGCAACTGAACTTCTGCGATTTCAAAAGGAACAGGGGTACCATTAAGTTCAAGATCCCTCCCGGCTTGCGGTTGAAAAAACTCGCTTATTTCTTCAATGTCTTTTTTGTACCCTCCTAAAATAGTGTCGAACTCATCTTGTGCGCCTTGGGTCCTGAATTTTAGGCCCTTGAAGCCTATGTTAGGGACCTCAAAAATACTCACAATGTTTGGAACATTTGTTTCTACAAGAGTACCGTCCGGAGCTATTGACTCAAACGATGTTAATTGAAAGTCCCCTATTTTATTCCACAATTGGTTTTGACGTTGTTTTTGAGCGGATATAGTTTGTTTTAAAAGATCAAAAATCTTAGGGCTAAGGTCTAAACCAACATCTTCCGGAATAGATTCACCCCCGTAAACTTTTAATAAAGCGTCGTCTAACTTGCTGAGTTTTCCGGTTAAAGTTTTTAGGATGTCTTCTTCTATTAAACCCTGTTTAACAACTGCCGCAATTTGTAAAGCTTCTGGATTACCCGATGCTTCTAGGGCTTCAATTTTGCGCAAGGCGTTTTGAATAAATTGATCTCTACCGCGGTCAGTGGCTATCGACAACGCATTGCTAGAGGTTTCTAGTTCTAAATTAAGCCGCTCTACAACGGGACCAAATTCGTCACCGGGAATCAAAGATCGTGATGGCCCAACATCGAAAGCCTCAATAAGTTTTTTATCAACTAAACGGGCACCGTCTACGGCGGCCTCCGAGGGGCCTAAGTCTACTTCAGGGTCCAACATATACTTAATGAACAAATTCATTTTTTCTTTGGGGTCGTTGGAATTTTTAAACTCGGGTTGTTCCATCAAGTAATTATATAAACGGGAATCGGCTTCTACCGATAGAATGCTCTCAATGCGATCACCCGTTTTTTCCAAACCTTTAGTGGATAGCCCATCATAAAGACCTTGGGCACCGTTTATAACACCTTTTGTTGTCCATATTCCAAGCTTTAAGGCCGCCGGAACCGAAACGGGAGGGGCGATTTCCAAAGCCAATCTAGTACCCGGAGCGTTAGGGTCAACCGCTTCTGCAACAAAAGCTCCACTGGCTGAGGCGGCCGCGTATAAGGCTTCAAAACCTAAGAGTGTTTTATTGCCTGACAGAATGTCGGCAGAATTTCGGGCACTGCCTTCAGTTAGGGCTTGAAAAGCTCTTACCGATCTTGGACCTTTTGTGGGATCAGTACGCAACTTCTGTAGCACATTTCCGAGCTTGGATGCGCCCGGTTCGACGGAACGAGTCGCTAAAGCTCTTGCCGCATTTTGTGAGCCTAAAGCTTCTACTGTAGCGCGACTTAGGTCATCTATTGAATTAGCGGAACCTGAACTAGCGGTCTTCCACGCATCTAAGAACTTCCGGCCTTGAAACGCTTCTACAATACGAGGACCGGGCAGTTTAGCCGCTAAGACCGGGACACTTGCTGATCCCGCCAACATGTATGTACCGGTCTCCGCGGCATTGTAATACTTCTGTAAGGACGGTATTAAAATAGGATCGGGGTCGTCATAAATAAGATCATCAACAGCGTCTCCAAATATTCCTCCGGCAACGGCCGACGTTAAGCCTCCGGCTATAAAAGCACCGCCCGTTAAACCCAATCCCAAAAGAGGGTTTGCTAAAGATACTGTCGCCGCATAAGGTGCAACGGCGGCCGTTGCCAAGGTGGCCCCTGCGACGGCAGCCGCGGTGCTTGTTACCGCCGGAATAATGGCTTCTTTAACGCCCAATCCAACCGCAGTCATTCTAGGCCCAAAAAGAGGGTCGTAGAACTGAGCCTGCCCCGTTTCGGGGTCAACTACCTGCTCCCCCGTGCTTGAATCAATAACGGGGTTACCTGTTTCGACCCCATCTTGTACATCTGAAAATAGTGTTAAAACTTGCTCTAAGGTCTGGGCCCTTTCTCCGGGGCTTTTCTTATCTTGAAAGCTAGGCAGACCGTCAAAAATAGATGCCGTGCCGTCCAACATGCCCTCAAGATTAAATTCATACCCGTCCACCTGATTATTAGCTAGTCTTACGACATCGTCTGTTACGGACTCGAGTCCTTGCTTTTCAATAAGCTTTCTAAAAAACGCAGGGTCGTTAAAATTAACAAGGCTTTCCCCGGACTGAGCCGCTAAACGCTCAAGATCAGCCGCATCATCCGCCTCCTGCTGTAACACGGCAGGGGGTGGAAAAACAGGATTTACGTTAAGAGGCCCCGTGGGCGTCGTAGGTACGGCCATTAGTTGTCTACCTTTTCTATAGGGTCGGGGTCAGGGTCAGGTTCACAAGATTATTTAGCGCAGTTTTATCCATATCCGCACTGGAACCTGTTTTATTTTTAGGGTTATCTAGGTGATTACTCAAGTTTGTTTCAAACGCCGTCAGATTAACCATAATGAGTTTTGCTCTATTCATCAGGTTTTTGTCTGCGGCAGTCTCTTTCGTCTTCGTGCCATTACGGAAATCAGGTTGTGATTTTGCTAACAGTCTCATAGTATCGGCAACTTGTTTTTTCGCCGATTTTATCGCGGTCAAACCCGCCGCAGCCGGCTTAAAAATTCCGGGCTCAAAGGGTTCCGACAACGCCCTAACGTCCTCAGCTTCCATTTTTAACAAGCGGTCGGTTCTTGCAGACATCAAGAATTTTCTATATTGATACCCTAGGGCTCTCAAAGATTGTTGAGCCTCGTTTAAATCAACTTGACCGTCAGAAGTCGTTATCACGTCTTGAGTAATCCCGTCAAAGAAGTTTCTAACAATCGAGGTTACTTCACCGGGGCCAAACGCTTTTTCTAAAGCCTCGTTGCCATAAAGATCGCCTTGCATACGTTTCCACACTGGGGAGTCCTTGTTTATTGCTCCCGTTGGAGATTGTATAGCAAGGTTAAACGCAGAGCTATCGGTCACTTTCTGTGGCAAATAACCCGTACCCTGACCTTGTGTAATAAGCAACTTACCAAGGGTCTCGGGATCGTTTAAATCCCCATAATCAACTTCAGGCTGTTTCGGCAGGACTGCGGAAAAATTTGTAAGTATGTCTGGAAAGAGGGGTTTTCCGGTTGCAGGGTCGGTTAAAGCCGCTCTTTGCCTTACAGCGTTAGCCAAGCCGGCCGGAAGAGGTGACGCCGATTTTGTAATTATTGTCCCCGAATCATCGACACTTGTTTGGTCACTTGCCAGATCAAGAAGAGCCCCGCCAATGTTATCGTTGTAACCACCTACTCCACCCGCGGCCCATGCAGCCAAGTTTTGACCCTTGTTGCTCTGAAGGATTTGCATGCTGTTACTTAACGGCTCGCTTTTTGAGGTGAAAGTATTAAAACTAAAGCCCCTCGCCGAATAATTGTCTTTTTCCGCCTGAGTAAGCGAATTAATGTCTATGGCCGTATCGGGAATAGTAGGGTCGCTGCTTACAAGAAGCATCATCTTAGGAGTTACTCTGGCCCGTGATCCTGACGAGACCGAAATAGGGGTGTACCCAAGCCCATACAACGTGGCCGAGTCTTCTTGTGACATGTTATTTATGTCTCGCATAAGCGTCGGAAATGTCTCGGAGTCTTCGTGTACCCACTGTACTTGTTTCATCCCAGTCCTACTAAGCCGCGCTTTTTCTAAAGCCAGTTTAGAAGCTTCAAATCTATCCATTGATTTTTCGGCCGACCCAAGCGCCGCTAAATCCAAAGATCTACGGTCTGAACGCTCGGCGGCTTTTTGTTTAGCCGTCAAGTCTTGCAGAGACTGCGCACGAGCCCCAAACTTGTCTAAAAGTTTTGTTTCTGTTGCCGCTTCGGCTAACCGTTGCGCCGGGCTCATTTGCGTAGAACCGGGCGATGCAAAAGCCAAAGCCGTATTAGCTACGTCAAAGAACATTTGCCCTTGTGTCAGGTTTTTTTGTTCCTCAAACGCCGCCGCGTCTTCCGCACGGAAATCCCCCATAATATTTTGGTACGTTGGGCGTACAGCCTCGTACTCCGAAACTAAAGTAGGTTCGCCCCCGGCCTGCATATAGGCGACCGAGCCGCCGTATCTAAAATTTACCGGCGGCGCGTTGCCTACCTCCATCCCCATTGGCATTCCGGGGTCCATCGGCATAGCTTGCGCCATAGCCGGG